AGAAATATCGAAGATGGTGTACAAGTAATGGAAAAAATCATTCCTTTTTTTACACCAGATTATACCATAAAATTGAATTTGATTCCTACATTAGGAATTATTAAAGATATACCTATTGTTTTAAATAATGCGGATTATGAAGTCGTATATGAGGGTGATATTCATTCTGATACTAGAATGGTTATATGGACATTGAATTTTACATTAAAAGGATATCTGTTTGGTAACATATCTCCACTTTCTAATGGTTTGATACGCACCTCAATAACTAATATTCTGCAACAGTCTGATAATTCAAGTATTGATTTTCAAATGGATTCTTCAAGCACTGGAATATATAAAATAAATGAAATAGTATATCAGGGATATTCACTTGGAACAGCAATTGCGACTGCGAAAGTTGTAAAATTTGATGAGACAACAAATGTATTAACCGTCAATAGTATTCAAGGCAATTTTGTTACAGGTAAAAAAATTGTTGGTGTTCAAAGTAATACGAAATATGGATTAAATTCTATCTCGCACATACCTTTAAATCTTTCACAGATTATTATTACACCTACACCAACTGATGCGAATACAAATGTATCTTATGGTTATACCACAACAATAAATGAGCCTCCAAATATTGCCGCAAATGTACTAACTACATATAACTTCTTCGGTGACCTATTGGATAATACATTCGGTACTGATGATTGGCTCTCGGAGTCTGAAAATCCAATAGACTTAGGTTCAGAATTTTGATAGGCGACTCATATGTCAAACATAACATATAATAGAACCATAAGAAAAATAACAACAGCATTTGGTGACTTGTTTAATAACATTACATTTATTCGTTACAATACGGATTCTACCGAACAAGAAAGAATTATTATTCCAATTGAATATGCAACTAAAGAGCATTATGTTAGTAGACTTCAGGTTGATCCAGACTTAGATAAAAAAGTCCAAGTTACCTTACCTAAAATGTCTTACATGTTAAACGGAATAACATATGATGTTTCGAGGAAACAAAATACAAATCAGAAAAATTTTAATTACACAAACACAGGTGTAGTTTCTCAATATAATCCTGTACCTTATGATTTAGATTATTCATTGAATTTGTATGTTAGAAATATAGAAGATGGTATGCAAATTATTGAACATGTACTTCCGTATTTTACACCAGACTATACATTAAATTTAAATTTAATTCCCGAGATGGGAATTACTAAAGAAATACCTATTATATTAAAAGATGCAAACTATGAAGTGAGATACGAAGGTAATAGACAATCAGATACAAGAGTAGTTATCTGGACATTAAATTTTACAGCAAAAGCCTACATTTTTGGAAATATATCATCTGGTGTTGGACTAATTAGAAATTCAATAACAAACATAATTGATGACACTTTAACAAATTCAACAGTAGTATTTACTGTGGATCCATTAGGATCAGGAACTTATAAAGAGGGCGAAATCGTATATCAGGGTAAAACACCACAGAATGCCATTGCTACGGCTAAAGTCCTTAATTACATTAATGATAAATTATATGTTACAAATCTAAATGGAAATTTCATCACAGGTAAATCTGTGGTAGGTTCTGTCAGTGGAGCCAATCATTTATTCGTGGCATACACTTCAAACTCTTCTATACTTTCTACTATAAATATTACTCCGAATCCATTGACTGCTAACGTAAACGACAACTATACATATACTACAATCATTACGGAGCCTGGACAAACTAATTGAAATAAAATGAGCAAACTTGACAAAAATATGTCTGAAATATTTGATATAGCTCCCATAGAAAAACAGGAGAAATTACCAGTCACCATTCAAAAAATGCCAAGTGATAGTCCTAATCTCGACCAAGATTTAAATGATGCATATCAGCAATCAAAAGAAAATCTACAGGAGATCATAGACCAAGGCAAAGAAGCAATGGAAGATATGCTCCAAATAGCAAGAGCATCTGAACATCCACGCGCATTCGAAGTATACAGTACCATATTGAAGAATGTTGTTGATGCAAATAAAGAATTAATCAATATGCAAAAACAAATGCGTGAGATGAATAGCAAGAAAGAAACAAACAACACCAGTATCGACAAGGCCATATTTGTTGGTAGTACTGCTGAATTGAGTAAACTACTGAAAGGTAAGGAATGAGTGTCAAAGATACCTATCGTGATAATAATTTACTCAAGCGTGTTGGGGTTGATGTTCCGTATACTCAGGAACAAATTGATGAATATATCAAGTGTGCAAAAGATCCATTGCATTTCGCAAAGTATATCAAGATTATCACACTAGATGAAGGTTTAGTTCCTTTTGATCTGTATGATTATCAAAAGGACATGATATCCACATTCCACAAAAATAGATTTGTAATTACCAAATGTCCTCGACAGGTTGGTAAAACGACAACAACCGTTGCTTATCTGCTTTGGGTATCATTATTTCAAGATTCGCAAAATATTGCAATCTTGGCCAATCGTGGGCAGACTGCTAGAGATATTTTGGGTAAGTATCAACTTGCATACGAAAATTTACCTATGTGGCTTCAGCAAGGTGTTGTTACTTGGAACAAAGGATTTGTTGAGTTGGAAAATGGATCGAAGTTAGTTGCATCATCAACTTCATCATCTGCTGCCCGTTCTGGATCATTCAATATAGTTTTTCTGGACGAATTTGCTTTCGTTCCATCCAATATTGCAACAGACTTCTTTACTTCAGTTTATCCGGTTATTACTGCTGGTACCAAAACGAAGATCATTATTGTCTCGACTCCAAACGGCATGAATCTATTCTACAAAATTTGGACTGATGCAATTAATAAACGCAACAATTATGTTCCGTTTGAAATTCATTGGTCAATGGTGCCAGGTCGTGATGAGATATGGAAAGAAGAAACTATCAAGAATACTTCTGAACATCAGTTTAGGCAAGAGTTTGAAACCGAGTTCCTAGGTTCAACTAATACTCTGATTTCTGGCACCAAACTTCAGCAATTAGTCTACAAGAATCCTATTGCTGAACACGATATGATGAATATCTATGAACAGCCGGAAAAGGGAGATGATGACAATAAAAAAGACCATTTGTATTGTATAACTGTTGACGTTTCAGAAGGTAGAAATCTGGACGCATCTGCATTTTCTGTTTTCAACATATCATCTACACCATACAGACAGGTTGCAACATACAAGAGTTCTTCGATATCGCCAATTCTTTTCCCTACAATCATTTATAATGCAGCAAAATACTATAATGATGCATATATTCTGGTTGAAATAAACAATAATCCTCAAGTTGCAGATATCTTACACCAAGACTTGGAGTATGAAAATCTCTGGAAAGTATTTACTGGCAATAAAAAGCCTCAACAATTATCTGCTGGCTTCGCAAGAGGCATTCAGTTGGGTGTCAAAATGTCTCCAGCAGTTAAGAGAATTGGTTGTTCTAATTTGAAAACATTGATTGAGGGTAATAAATTAGTTGTCAATGACTTTGATACTGTTTCGGAACTAGCAACATTTGTAGCAAATAAAACATCATTCGCAGCAGAAGAAGATGCAAACGACGACCTTGTTATGACATTGGTATTGTTTGCGTGGGCATCAACACAAAAATATTTCAAAGACATTGTTGCCCACGATATTCGGAAACAGATTCAGTTAGAAAACATGAATCAGGTCGATGATGAATCTCTGCCTGCGCCAATAATCGAAGATGGACTTGAACATGATTTCGAATTAATTGGGGGCGACCTCTGGGAAAAAGCAGACTCCGGTCAAACTTATGCGAAATTTGTGACAGAAAGATTGAGAAAACTGTAAAAATCTATAAATATTGCGTTTCATAAATATTGTTACGGTATTAAGATTGCCAATATAACATACAATTCAAGGAGATAATAATATGGCTTTTTCAATCTCTCCAGGTGTAACAACCTCTGAAGTTGACTTAACGACAGTTGTTCCATCAGTCCAAACAAGCACGGGCGCCATCGCTGGTAGATTATCTTGGGGTCCAGCATTTAAGCGTGTTCGTGTTTCAAATGAGGTGGAATTCACAAATAGATTTGGAGTTCCAACTAGTGATAATTATCTTACACATTTTACTGCTGCTTCATTTTTAGCATATGGAAACAATCTTCAAGTTGTTCGTGCAGTTGCATCTGGATCATATAATGCAGATTCGGGAGTTGGAGCAACTCAAGTTTTAAATGAAGATATTTTCGAATCAACTTATTTAAATACGAACAATGGAGGAACTCTAGGTCCTTTCATCGCGAGATATCCCGGTCTTCTTGGAAATTCTATTACCGTTTCAATGGTCGATGGTGGGACATCACAATATAGTTCTTGGACAGTTAATGGACTCGGTGTCGCAGGACTTTTTCCAGGAGCACCATCAACATCTGCTCAATGTGCAGCA